ATTTGAGTAAGATAGGGCCACTCAAATATATTTGGATTGCAAAATGAAGAGATGGCACACAGTAAAAGAAACCGCAGAGTTGCTTAAAATGACTGAAAGCGCGATTTATAATCAGATTAAGAACGAGAGAGGAATAGGGGCTCAGTTTGAAATCCACAAAAAAACCCAAATCATGGTGGTCAACTGGGATTATCTATATAGATTCTGGACTGCCAAAGAGATGGTGAAAAGTGGGGGTCAGAAATGAGAAAGGTTATTGCTTACGAACTGGTAAGGACTGAGAACGTCATGAAATATATAAATCAAGGCTGGGAGCTCTACGGAGACCCCTATTATTCTGAATATGAGGGCGATGTTCAAGTCATGGTGAAGTATGACAACCCTTGAAGATGCCATTGCTCAAATGATGGAATTCGGACTAGAGGTTGAAATACCCGTTGCAGATGGCAATATAAAAAAGTGCGTATTCCAACAAGAAAACCGCTCAAAAAAATCAGGATGGTATGTCCTGCACCAAATGGGCGATCTTTTCACAGGCAAGTATGGAAGCTGGAAAGATGGCGAAGGACACAAGATAACACGCCGCAACGGTGACGCGCTTGAAAGTGATTATTCAAAGCAAATGAGAATCAAGATGCGAAAAGATGCAGAGAATAGGCAGAAGAAGAAGAAGGAGGACCAAAGGCTGGCGGCCATAAGGGCAAATGAGGTTTGGGAGTCTTGCACAGATGAAGGCTCAAGCCCCTACTTGGAAAGAAAAGGTTGTCTTGCCCATGGTACACGCTTCCACGGTAAAACTTTAGTGATTCCCATGGGCAGGGAGGGACAGATGAGGAGCCTCCAGAGCATAAGCGCATCGGGATTTAAAAAGTTCATGGGTGGCGGTGAAGTTTCGGGATGTTATTTCATCATAAAAGGATCGGGCAAGTTAGCAATTTGTGAGGGCTTCGCTACTGGTTCAACGATTCACCAGGCCACAGGGTGGAGCGTTGCGGTTTGCTTCTCTGCATCAAACTTGATTAAGGTTGCCCCATATTTGAAACGAAAAGATTGTGTCGTTTGTGGTGATAATGACGAAGCTGGGCTGAGATACGCAGAGCTTGCCGCTAAAGAATTAGATTGCAAGATGTTTATCCCGCCAAATGTTGGCGATGATTTTAATGATATGACTATTGAGGAAGTGAAAAAATGTTTGACGTAGACGAGCTGGAAGACAAATCAGCCATACTTGCACCCAGACTAGAAGGGGCCAAGGATGAAGTCGAGGTCCGTAAAATCCTTATGAAGTCACTTGTCGATATCTCAAAGATGAGGGCTGACGAATGGGAAATTGAAAAACTCCATATCTTGAGCTTGAAAGTAATTGCCGAGGGGAAGCTTGATAAGCTAAGAAAGCTAGCCTCAAAAGACTTAGTGGTTGTGGACGACGAAGAAGCCAAGGCAAAAGAAAAACTGAGTCGAATCTACTGCTCGGCTAGTGGCAAGGGGTTTTCTTATTTGCTTCTGCAAGATTCAGACCTTCGCCCAATCCCTCAGCAAGAAATGACACCCATTATTAAATTTCTAGCTGGTGAAGACCAACTTTTAGAGTCTTCAATCTATGAGGATCTTCATTCAAAGAGGGAGATTAAGAAAATAACGACTCACATCATGCCCCAGGGAAAGAACCATTTCACCATGGAAAAAATGGACGGGGGAGGATTTGAGGCAGTTTGTCACGTTTCTATTGGCGAGATGATCAGAAACCAACTCAGGAAAACTGATCATTACAAAATTGACCCAAAGTTTGAGGCAATGGTAAGAAAAGAATATGCTTACATGATAGACATTTATGAGTACGCTTTAGCTCTAAAGTTTGCTTTTGATAAAACAAATTGTCTGTGGGTTCGTGAGAACTCGGACACCGGCAAGACTTTTTTCCTTGGTGCTACTGAGGCGAAGGAGTACATTTTCATAACAGACGGAGCGATCAAGGAAAATGACTTTGTTGGAGATGGGCCTGATAAGTGGGGAAAAATGTTGTTTTTTTACATTGATGAGGCTACAAAGTTCTCAAGTGACATGAAAACGGCATATCTTGCCTACCGCATGAACTACGGTGGAAGGGTCGAGCTAGATATGCCACTCCGCATCCTTGCCAGTGATAACGAGATCACAGACCTAACTAATGGAGTCGATAAGCAAATAGACAACAGGATTATCAACATTCATTACAAGGGCAAAATGAACCTCAGAAAGTGGCTAGACGATCATGGACTAGATGCTACCACCGCCCAGATGATGTGGCAAAAAATAATCTTAAACCATGTTCTCGATCTTTTGGATAGCTGGAGCAAGGGCGATAACTTGCAAAAAGAAGCCTCAAAAAAGATAGTTGCTTTTAAGAAGAAGTACAAGCGGGGTGAGCTGGTTGGGCTCGACGAAACGGCAAAATCTCTCCTAGGTGACTTCTTGGTTGATGTGTGCGATGAGAACGGCCAGATTAAAAACGCTGACATGGGAAGGGTGAATTTTAGGGAATACGTTGTTTTTGATGATGGGTATTACATAAAGAAGCCTAAAGCGTTCTTTTCGATCATCTTTGATGAGTACAAACCAGAAAAGAAGAAGGCATTCTTCAAAAAATACCCGACAAATGACGCTATTGCAAAGATTTTTGACACCGAATACAAGAACAGAAGGTTCGGAGATCAGCAAGGGAGGGCCATATTTACGTCCCAGTTACATGTTTTTGATGGGAGTATGTAACAGTGATTCTCCCCGTAGATATTGATCAGAATGGCTCTGTTACGTTTGTTACATGTTTTTTTAATAAAAGTAATATAGAGAAAACACACATACCTACACCTACATCATGCACACACACACATAAAGCACCACCCCTAAATCATGTTACAAATGTAACAAACCCAACTAAGCCTTATTTCACTAGGCTAGATCGTGTTACATGTTTGCTTGAAATGGTGTTTCTTGTTACACTTTTTGGTGATTTATGAAACTGCGTCCAATCCAAACAGAATCTTTAGACTCCGTATTCTCATCTTTTAGAGCTGGGGGAACATATCACCTGGTTAATGCCTGCGTAAGTTTCGGCAAAACAATCGTGGCTTCGGAGATCATGCGCAAGTCTCACGCTGAGTATGGCGCAAAATGCCTATTCATAGCTCACTTGAAGGAGTTGGTCGAGCAAACAGTCGACAAGTTTAGCAAGGTTGCCCCTGAGCTATCCTGTGGGGTATTCATGGGCGCTAAGAAACAAGACGCTGACATTGTGGTGGGTACTTGGCAAACTATCGCTCGAAACCTTGAGAGCATTGGGGCGGTGAATCTGATTATTATTGATGAAGTGCATTACTACTCCAAAAAATATCAAGATATTGTTGACTACTTCCTTGCTCTTAATCCTCGTTTGCGAGTGCTGGGGGTCACTGGCACACCGTACAATCTCAAAGAGGGCTGGATTTATGGTGAGAAAAAGATTTGGCCTGAGCCCTGCTTTGATGCTCGGATTGATCAAATGATAGAGCTGGGATATCTTTCGCCTTATCGTTACAAGATGGCCGACGAAATGAAAGAACTTGACCAGGTAAAAAAAACGGCGGGAGAGTTCAACGAGGCAGAACTTGAGGGGCTTTTGACCGAAGAGCGGCACATGGGAACGGTGAAACATGTGATTGAAACTTACGCTTCAGACCGTAAAAGTATCATGATTTTCTGTGTCACTATTGAACATGCTGAAAAGCTAGCCTCATTTTTGGGTGTTGAGGCTGTTCACTCAAAACTTCATCATTCACAAGTTAGGAGCCGAATTGATGCCTTTAAGCGTGGAGAAACGAGGATTATTGTCAATGTGAGCATGTTAACGGTGGGTTTTGATGCCCCTAGCGTTGATTGCCTTGTAGTGGCTCGTCCTACCCTGAGTCCTGCTTTGTTCGTTCAAATGGCGGGCCGTTCTTTGAGAATTGCAGAAGGGAAAAAAGATGCGCTCATTCTTGACCTAGTTGGGAATTATTTGCGCCATGGGCTACCCTCGAATCCAAAAATAAGGAAACCCAAAGAGAAAGAAGACGCGAAAGAAAAAGAAAAGAACACGGCTTCTGTTTGCCCTGAGTGCTTCGAGATCGTGGAAGACGGGACTATTTGCCCTTATTGCGGTGCGGAGTTGCTGGCTAAAAAAGAGATCATTGAGCGGGATGAGGCTTTGAAGATGAAAGAAATCGAGCGGGAGCAGCTAAAACCAAAGGTTGTGAAGTTTTGGGAAAAACTAGATCATGAAACGGGCAACGGAAACAAGGGCTCTCTCTTTTGCATTAATACGACAACTGGAGGCCGGCCACTTTTTAAGTTTTGCGGGACAGGGACAAAAAAGATACTCAGGGAGAGGGAGAGATTCGAGGGCTTGAAGATTGGCGATTCTCTTGAAATTGTAGCCACAGCTTACGGACCATGGATAGTATGAAAAACAAAACACCACTAGAAGGCAAGGAACAGGAGGCTCTGGTCTTGAGGCTAAGAGGGGAAGGAATCCCCTTCTACTCAGTACCTAACGGGGCAAACGTCGAGCCACATCATAGGGCACTTATGAAACGTGAGGGAATGGAAAACGGAGTATCCGACCTAGTGATTTTGAAATACAAAGACGCTCTATATTTGGAAATGAAGCGAAGAAAGGGCGGGGTATGGGGGCCAGATCAAAAAGCCTTTAAGGTAAAGATTGAATCCTTGGGTTTTCAGTATGCCGTGGCTAAAGGTGCAAAGGAAGCTTGGGAGATTATCCAAGCTTTTGACAAGCTTGACGAGCACATAGACTAAACCTTTTAGTTGATAGGAGAAACTGAAATGAGACCAGTGCCAGAATTTACGAACGTGGACTTCAAAGAGTTCGAGCTAGAGCTAATCAGCAGGGCGAGGCCAAGGGCGCTTTTGCTTGCTTCCAAAATACAGGAATTTAGTGGCGTGTCACTGGGTGGTGTTGATGAGCTTGCTGTTGAGTTGGCTGAGTTCTTGGCTATGGAGATGCTTACGATGGATCAGATATTTGTGATACAGGGGCATTTGTGATGATCAATAAATTTGCAGCATTCAAAAACAAAGTCAATAAGCTTTGGGCCGACGCTCCAAAAGAGCCCTATTTCTGCGATTGTGGACAAGGGCCAGAATATGAATATTTCTTTTCAAAGAATCAATATTCTGTGCAGATCAGGCCCAAAGGTGAGATAGGAACGCTTTCATTTCGGTGCGAAGGTTGCACTGAAGTTTTGCCAAAATATGAGGCTAGGTCATGAACGAAATCGAAAAAGAACTTGAGAGAGTCAAACCACAGTTCGACGCTCTAGAGGAGTGCAAAAGGCTGATCTATGAGTCTGGCTTTTCTTGCGCTCAGATTGCAAAGTTGAGAGGAATTAGTTATCAAGCTGTTTACAAGTTCATACACTCGACCTCTTCCAGCACTCGAACAATAGCCAAATATTTGAAGGTAATTTCATGAATAGCACACACGCATATTTAAATCCACAGCTAAATAAGAGCGTCAAGGATGAGAGAAGGGTTAACTTCCTTATTGAATATCTGGTTGCCCCAGATGCTTTTTGGACTGAGTTTAGGGATGGGAAATTTCACATTTGCCAGAATTTTGATTCTTTTTGGGTGAGGCATGAGGGCAAGCATCCCATGATGATAAAAAATGTTCGCAGGGCCGTTGTTGAAGAGTTGCTTCGGCTGAAGGGGTTATCATGAAGATCTGTAGAGATTGCAAGCATTACGACGCTCAGGCCAATTGCACAAAAAAAGTGGTTGAAGTGATTGATATTGTGACTGGCATTAAAACCTCAACGGAAACAAGGCCGTGCGATATAGAGAGAACCGAGGGTATGCTTTGGTCTTGGTTTGATGGATCTTGTGGCAAGGCTGGCCGATTTTGGGAGGCGAAAGCATGAGTGCAGAAAACGGATCAATGTGTGACAGGTGCGAAGAAATTGACTGTGAGTGTGGTGGACACTCGGATAACATCGACGGAAACGACGATGAAATTTATGAGTCAGAATTATATGATGGCGGGTTTCATTTTGGTAAGAATTTTTTCAATAGGTTGAGTAATGATTAAAACTTTAGAGGAATTAAGCGACTGGATAACCTATGAAGCGAAGGTGACAACTCAGCTACAGATGGATGCACAGCAGGCATTCTGGAATCATCCGACGAAAGATTTAGGGCGAGTGTTCTGGGTAGTCTGCGGAGGCTTCGAGGATGTTGAGTGGAGCGCCCTTGACTAGCTAGAATCCTCAATAGAATTGCTTTTGTAATACGAAAGTAACCCGCCCCTCTCCACTGGGAAGGGGCATTTTTAAACAATAGGAGATTTATGAATTATCAAGAAAAATTAGCATTTACAAAAGCCAACTTGGGCGAAGATGTTCAGCTCGCGGATGATGAAACTTCGGTAGCTTGGAATTCTTCAAAACTATTAGGGCTCAGTAATAAAGGGCTTTTTATTTCTAGCCCAGGAACTGAATGGAAATTTTGTCAATTGATCCCAAAGCCCAAGTTCATCGACTGGACGCAAGAGACGGCTGAATCCGTTCAGCTAAGGCGAAAAAGCAACGGTGCCAAGGTTTGGATGAATTATGGTCTAGGCTGTGCATGGTATCATGACGGTGTAGACAATTGCCATATCCCCTATTCCAAGCTCCGCAAAGAATGGGAAACTGTAGACGGAAGGCCTTGTGGAACGGAGGTTAAAGATGTTTAAGAAATACACAGCATTCGGGCGAGAGTTCGAGGGCTATCTAATCAGATTCAAGGGCGTCGATGGTTACCATGTTTCAGCTAAACCCGTTGCAGGGGATGATGAAGGGCGGAAAGGTAGGCACCAGTATTTTTGGAGCCCTAAACATGTTTTTGAGTTGCTATATACGGAGGTTAAGTTATGAATCTTGGAGAGGAAAGAGTCTGGCAAGACCTAGTAGACGATGGAATCGTTGAATTTCAAGCCAACAAAATGGGCCTGTCTTGGTGTGAAAATTGTGAAGACTACACGAATGACAACGTGAAAGACCTGTCTCGTGGTTGTGTTGGGCTTCCTGACTACTGGATACCCCCCGAGATCGTTGGGTACTGTGTTGAATGTGGAGGGGAGAAATAGAATGTCAAAAGAACTGTACGGCGAAGTGATTTCGCACCTGTTGACCAGCATTGCGCTAGAGTGTGATGTTACTGAGAAGGCTAGGCTAACTGAGCTATGCAAGAAAGTCATCGTTGCAAGTGGGATGGGGAAATAAGTGATGTTTAAAAAGAAACAATGTCAGGGAGAAGATGCGCCGTTTAGAACTGGTGGCGTTCAGATTTCGGATAATATAACTGGTGCAATCGAGCTTATAAAGCCAAAGCATTCGATAAGGGTATGCAGTAAGGATCTAGCTATGATTAGGCTACTAAAGAATAATATTGGTGAATATTTGTGGCAGCCTGGGCATAGCGGTCACGGAACTTTTGTAAATGTAGATTGTTTTGTAGATAATGAGTGTGATGGCGCATATTATGTAATTGAACTGGCTAATGGTCTTTGTGATTGGGTCAAATTGGAGTTGGGCATCCTGACGACTGGGAGCCCCTCGAGATCGTTGGGTACTGTGTTGAATGTGGAGGGGAAAAGTGAATCAAAAACGCTATAAAGAAGTCATAGCTCAATTGCTAACTGATATTGGTAAAACAAGCGACAGAGACGAAAAGATTCGACTCACTGTTTTGTGCCGTGAGGTTATTGAGGCTAGTGGGTTGGGAAAATGACTAAATTCAAAGAGGCTTTCTTGGCTGGGTTCAATGCCTCTGGGGAAGGCTGGAATGGAGAGCACGGAGTTACTAATGAGGATCTTGAGCTGATATATTCGGATTGGCTTGAAACAAGATTGTGCGAGATTTTCGATAAACCTCCCGAAGTGGGAGACCCCATAACTCCGAAACTGGTCGAAGATATCCGTTTTGTGATGGCTCACATAGCAAAGAGCTAACAAGTTGACAGGCTCGAAGGCTTGATAGACTGAGACTTAAACCCCTGACAGTTTACTCCTATGAGCTGATCAGGGGTTTTTTTATACACTAAATAAAATGTAGAAATTGAATGAAAGATTTGATTGAAGCGTTGCCCATATTTTTAAAATATGGCAATCCAGCAAGCCCTACAAATTGCCAGCATGATGAGCTATGGGTGGATGTAAGCCCTGAGCTTGTAAGCGAGGAGGATTTGAAGAAGTTAGATAAGTTTTTCCCTGATGATGATGAGGGGTTTTCCTCTTTTCGCTCTGAAAGCTGTTGATTTTATTGACCTCATGGGGAGCACGTTAGAATCTAGTCCCAGAAGTAGTTCAGATGGGTAGAACGCCGGTGTAGAACTGGGAAGCGCAGGTTCGAGTCCTGTCTTCTGGAATTGACCAAGTGGGATTTTTAGGATAATAGGATCATGAAAACAGGACGACCAACCAAGTATAACGATGAGATTCTTACTAAAACTGAGGACTACATCGAGAACTTTCACAAGCATGATGACCTCATCCCTTCTATAGCTGGCTTGTCTTTTGTGCTTGGGGTTGGCAAGTCAACTATGCACGATTGGAAAAGTCAGCACCCTGAGTTTTCGGATATGCTAGAGATGCTGATGCTGGCACAGGAGAAATTCCTCTTGCGTGGTGGCCTATCAGGGGACATGAATAGCACCATAACCAAGCTCGTTTTATCAAAGCATAACTACTCTGATAAGGTTGATTCTACCGTTGACCACACTACTAAGGGCGACAAGATTGGCGTACCTATGCACTCGTTTGTGAAGACTGATGACTCCTAATGAGAAATATCTCAATCTGCTAGAGCAGATAATAACTAACGCTGAACCTGACAGGGTAGACGGGAAGCTATACCATCTAAAAATAAGCTCAGAACTTATTTCAAGTTTTGTTGAACAGATAAATGCTGTAAAAGTTGCACCAAAAGGACCAGAGGGGCGGCAAGATCGGGGTTCCTATGCACTCGTTTGTTGATACAACGAGCAAAGATGAATAACATAGGCAGAACGGTAATAACCTTTGACGGTTGGGGGGATACTGGCGAAGGTTTAGTCTTGCGAGAGCACAAGTCATCGATTGACGTTCAGTTAAAAAATGGGGAGGTGGTCCGATTGAGGGCCAATTATGAATACAAAAAAGACAGGTGATATTCTCAGATAAATATAAACCACTTTGGACTGAGGAATACAGATACGCCATCATCTCAGGGGGCAGGGGATCGGCTAAGTCATTCACGGTTCAGACGTTCCTTAGCAATCTTACCTATCAGCCAAACCACAAAATTGCACTGACTCGCTACACGATGAATAGCGCGGAAAAGTCTGTCATCCCAGAATTTGAGGAAAAATTAATCCTCCAAGATGTTGAGCAAGATTTTCAGCTAACGGGCAAAACATACAAGAACCTCAAAAGCAAATCAGAGCTTTATTTCATGGGCCTAAAGACTTCTAGCGGGGTGCAGACTGCCTCCCTAAAGTCCATAAATGGATTGACCACTTGGAGCATGGAGGAGGCAGAGGAGCTCGTTGACGATGGCAACGATGTAGAAGCCTGCACTTTTGATAAAATTGATGATTCGATCAGGCAAAAGGGGCTAGACTTGAGAACCATTTTAACATGGAATCCAAGCGATGAATCGAGCTTTGTCTATAAGCGGTTTTTTAAAGGACCAGGTGTTAACATCACATTCAACGGCCTGATTGATGATGTGCTTTATATCTACACGACATATGAGGACAACTTAGAAAACCTTCACCCGTCATTTATCAAAAAGGCTGAAACGATAAGGCTCACTAATCCAGCCAGGCACGACCACATCTATAAGGGAATCCCAAGAAAAGAAAACCCTTTTGCCCTGTGGAAGATGACAACCATGATCAGCCCCTACAGGGTGCAGGATCTACCAGAGTTTAAGCGTGTAATCGTTGCGGTGGATCCATCCGTCTCCGATACTGGAAGGCAAGACGAGTGCGGAATCGTCGTTGTTGCTGAAGACTTTCACGGTCACTATTATTTTCTCAAAGATTTGTCCGAATTGCTAGGCCCAGAAGAATGGGCAGCCACAGCGGTTGGAGCTTATAACGACTTCAAGTGCGACAACATCATCGCTGAAAAGAACCAAGGGGGCGAACTGGTCACGATCAATATTAGAATTCACAAAAAGAATGTGCCCGTTAAATTGGTTCACGCTTCTAAAGGGAAGTTGGCTAGGGCAGAGCCTGTGGCCTCTCTCTATTCAGCGGGACGAGTGCATCATGTCGGTAACTTTGCAGAGCTAGAAGACGAGCTTTGCACCTACACGGGTAAAATAGGCGAGAAAAGCCCCAATCGCTTAGACGCTCTAGTTTGGGGTCTAACTGAGCTTGCAGGGCTAGAGATGCACGAAGAGGCGAGCCTTTTTATAGGTGGCGTTTAACTAGACGATGCAAACCAAGTGGCTAAAATATCTTCATGCAGTGGCCCTTCCAAAATAAAGAAACAAAATCATCAGTCTCGGAAGCCCAATTGCTCCACACTGAGCATCACGACTACGCAATGCAGGATTGGGAAAGCTATGCTAAAGAAGGCTACAAAGCAAACCCCACGATCTTTAGGTGCATAAGCTTAATCGCCACCAATGCAGCCGCTATCGTTCCACAAATCAAGGTCAACGGTGAAATCGTAGAGGATCATCCTCTCCTAAAATTATTGGAAAAGCCTAACGTCGATTGTGGTTCAAATGAGTTTTTCATTGAGGCTTTCTCCTGGATATTGTTGACGGGCAATCTCTTTACTGAAAAAATCAGGGTAGGCAAGGAAGTCAAAGAGCTTTGGAACTGGCAACCCTACCTCTTCAGCATTGATCGATCAAGCGCAAACCCTCGAATCCCAGCGGGCTACTGGTGGAACAAAATGGGGCGCAAGTCTCGATTTTGGGATGTAGATCCCATCTCAGGAAAGAGCGAGATGATGCACTGGGGCTTATTCAATCCCGATAAGGAAGTTGCCTTTATGGGTCAATCGCCTATGAGTGCTGCCGCTTCTGCTGGTGATCAACTCAATGCCGCTAACAAGTGGCGCCATGACCTCTACAAGAACGACTGTCGCCCTAGTGGGCTTTTGAGCACTGATCAGCCCGTAACTACAGCTGATGAAAAAACTTTAATGAAGAGACTCATCGAAAAGGCAAAATCTAAAATATTGTTACTTGGCGGAGGTCTCAAGTGGACCCAGTTAGGCATGACTCCTAAAGATGCCGACTTTCTTAACGGCTCGAAATACAATAAGCAGGAAATATGCGAAGTGTTCGGGGTGGCTACCCAGTTGCTAGGAATCGAAGGGTCGATGACCTTTGCTAACATGGAACAAGCGTTTATCCACTTGTACAATCAAACGACACTACCACTAGTTGATTTATACTACTCAGAATTATCTCGATGGTTTCAAGAGGATTATCCGGGCGTTGAAGTTTGCTACAATCGCGACACGATCAAGGCACTAGAGCCAGAACGTAGAGAGGCAATGAAGCTCAAGCTCGAAAGCCCAGCCGTCACTATCAATGAAAAGCGCGAGATGATGGGCCTGCCAAAGATTAACGAAGAGGACGCTGATACCGTATTTATCGACCCCAACAAACTACCTATAGGCATGGAAGTCTTCACCCCTGATGAGATGGCCGCTCAAGATGCCGCTAAAAGTTTTATGCGTATGGGCATGGGTCGAGGCGAGGCAGAAACTAAAGCTCTTGAGATGTTCAGTGAGAGTAAATGCAAACACTAATTAAACAATCAAAGGAAGGATATATGATGCGTGTCAATAACTACATGACTTTTGGCCAAGCCCTAGTGGAGTTAAAGAGCGGGGGTCTAGTGGCTCGTTCGGGATGGAATGGCAAAGGGATGTTCTTATTCCTTGTCTCTGGGTCAACTTTTAAGGTAAACAGGGCTCCACTGCTTGGCATATTCCCAGAGGGCAGAGAGGTTAAGTATCACGCTCATATCGACATGAAGACAGCGGATGAGCAAATCGTTCCTTGGCTGGCTTCGCAATCTGACATTCTTGCTGATGATTGGGTATGTCACGCGCCAAAAGATTAAGACAAGCCGCAATCCTCAGAAGAAGGATCACCCTCATTGAAAAGATATTCACGCCTCGCTTTAAAGCCGAGATGGTGCGCATGTCTGAGCAGGCCGGTCGAGATTTTCAGGATGGCGGTCTGGGACGGGCTGAGGTCGGTCTTGATCAGCATAGGAAAAACATTGAGGGGCTTCTTGTAGACCTTTATGAGATGAGCGGCGAGATCTCTTGGCGTTATCTCAACAATCTATATGGCAAAAAGAAAGCATCTATGGTTCAGGCCTTGGCTGCTCTGGCTAGTGATTGGTTTATGACTGCCTTCACTGATGCTCAGGGCATAGCTGGCACGACTAAAGAATACTTGAAAGAGGTCACGGCAAAGCTAGTTGCGGAAGGCGTCGGCGAGGTTGTCATGGGCAAGAAGATACGCGAGACGATGACAAATATGGCCCCATGGCGTTCTCGATTGATTGCACGAACAGAAAGCCACGCTTCAGTCATGGCCTCACAGCAAAGCATTATCGAAGACATGGACCTACCCGAATACATGAAAGAATGGATGAGCGGAAGTGATGGGCGAGTCAGAAAGTCACACAAGAAAGCTGACGGGCAGTTAGTCAAACCTAAAGACTCTTTTACGGTTGGGGGCGATCAGTTGCGTTACCCTGGGGATCGTCGAGGGAAAGCCAAAGAGGTAATTAATTGCAGATGTGTCGTGGCGGAAGTCTTCCTAGACGATGAACAATAAAGGGATAAAATAGATACATGGAAACGCTCTTATCAAACCAAACTGCCAACGGATCTGGCGCAGAAGTCAACATAAATGACGGGGGTTTTCGTTTACTGAGAATCTACGGCACTTTTGACACTGCGATGGCCACACTTGAGGTTGATTTCAATGGCTCAGGCACTTGGGTAGCTGATTCGGGGGGCTCGTTTACTGTCGCTGATCAATATTATTTGAACACTAAAGCAGGTATGCAAGTTAGATTGACTGTCTCTGGTGTTGGTGCTTCCACTTCATTAAATGCGGAGATGATTTAATGAGTATTGTTGGTTCAATCATTCAAGCTTCTAGCGGAGGGGCTGGCGGAACTTCATTCACTGATGTGAGCACAGCCGTAGATTACACGGTCACAGGAACGAAAAGCGAGAGAATCTATGTGGACACCACTAGCGCAGCGGTAAACATCACTCTACCCGCTGGTGCAAGCAATCAGGTCATTGAAGTCATTGACGCAGGCAAACACGCTGGTGCGAACATCATCACAATCGTCGGAACCATCGACGGCGTGAGCAACTCAACAATCGAAGCTGATGATGGAGCAAAAACAATCGCTTACTCTGGAACTGCTTGGGAAACGAGCGGAGGGTTCCAGAACTACTTTAAAAGAAACGCTGAGACGAGTGAAATCTCAATTCAAGCGCCAGACACCCTTTTAGCTAATGCTGTTACTTCTGGCAACGCTGGAGCAACCAGCGATCAGTCAGTAACGGATGCTGACTTTGCTAATATTGGTGCTAACGTAGATCAGACTGTGGCTGACGAGTTTGGGAATGATTCAGAATTTGTGGGCACAACCAATGAGTGTACTGGCGGGACAGCTTACGCCTCTTCTGCCACAAATAAGCCCGCCACTAGAGCCTTCGACGGATTATTCGCAGAGGCTAACAGATGGCAAGATGCAAGCGGTTTACCCGTAGATTTGAGCTATTCTTTTCCTGCGCCGGAAGCTATAAACAAGTATAGGATATATGCTTTCAAAACAGCATCGACGGGCACGAATAATCAAGCTCCTAGCGCGTGGGAAGTTAGAGGCACAAACGATGGTCGCGTCACTCATGACGTTCTAAGCTCGGAGACTGCTCAGTCGTTACCTATCAACGCGTGGTCGAGTTACTACGATTTCATCAACACCACGGCATATAATGAGGTTTATCTGCACATAACTGCAAAAGAAGACCCCAATATTTACACTTCGATAACTGAGCTTGAGTTCGTGGCCGCAGTAGAAACATATGACACCACCCTCAACACCTTTGACACAAACCTAGCCACAGTCGCCTCAGGAACATTCAGCGCAGGAACATTTAAGGCTTATGATAATGTAGCGGCTCTGATCAGCGGAACGGGCAAAGTCAATGTGGCTTACGAAGTAGACGGTGGGGGCATGGGTGCTCTCGTTGATCAAGACACCTTCAAAGCCCTTGGGGACATTGCCTATACAACTCAGTTCGACATCCAGCTACAACTTGTCGGTGCTCAGAGATTCAGTAAGGCCACGATCTCAACGCCTAACACTGTGCTTCAGCTAACCTCAGACGGTCAAGCACAAGTAATGGACGGTGGTAGCAAGGTTTCCAGCTTCGGCAAGCTTGGCGTTGCTCCTGTGAGCCTTACCACTACAGAGCGTGATGCTTTAACGGGTATGGACGGAGGGGCGATTATCTTTAATGAGACTACTGGCAAACTAAATGTCTATAATGGATCAGCTTGGGAAGTTATCACTAGCTCATGAACATCCTAGTCTTAGACGATAAATACTGCATCCATGATTACCACCACAGTATTATGAATCCAGTCGCCAAATGACCGACAATACCAATCTACAACGCAGAGGTTCGGACCATGTCAAGGAAAAAAACTCAAGGCGAAATGAAACCATAGCCACAATTGCTATCATCCTTGGCGGCGCTTGGTGGGTAGCTGGACAAGCCGCAAAAGAGGAAGTCCTACCAATACGTGACCTGGCTATGAGAAATAGCACAATTGTGGATATTTTGGTTGTTGACATGACAGATATAAAGCGTGATATAAAAGCATTGCTGAAGTTGTCACAGGAGAAAGACAAATGAAAGGTGCTATTTTTATTTTACCATTTCTGTTTGGGTGCTCGTCGTTTGGGTCTAACATCACAGAAAGCAAAAGCATAGAAACCAAGGGCACTGAAAAGGTTGATGCGGCTTTTGAGCAGGACAGGAGAACAGAAGCCCCGCAACCTTCTAACGTGACTGTCACGGCAAGCGGAAACTCAGTTGTGAATTTTACCCCTGTCGAGGAGATACCATTTAAGACGGACTCATCTATCACAGGTAAAAAATTAAAGTCAACTGAGGTCATGGACCAGACAATCAGTGAACTTTTTGAACAACACAGCTCAATGTTCTATCTGATCATTGCTTTTGCTTTCATCCTTTTCGTCATTGGTCTCAAGCGGTTAGAGAGTACCAAGACCGCAAAGGCTCTGTTTACAGTTGGTAGCTCCATTGGAAAAATGCAAAGGCGACTTATGCAGACGGACAAGAGCGACCCACAACACGCATTTTTGAGTGAAATGCTTGATGATTTGCGTGATGAAAGGGACAAGATCAAGTGAGCGCAGATATACCAACACCGTTC